CCCTCTTCATTGACAGGATGTAACATGTCATCCCCTATCGCATGTACGCGCCAGCGATCATGCGATAGAACGGAGAAGTCGGGCAGTTCGTTTGAGAACACTAGAATCTTAGGAGGTTCTATCCACATCTTCCGCGATGTGTACCTTCTGTCATAAAGCAGACCGTTTTTTATCTGCTCTATGGCTCTCCACATGGCTTTCTTGGTCTTGATTGTGTCTGCCCTAGGAACGTCGAAGATGTATCCCTTTGCAGGATGGTTTAGGCAATATTCGATGTAATTGCTCGCATCGCCATCCGTAACAGGACAGACGTCCGCTTGGTGTGTGGCTTCCATGTACTTGCTGAAGTAGGTCTTACCCTTACCCCCGACTTCATCCCAAATTACGTATATTTCGCGTTCTCCTTCGTTTCTCCAGAATTCCTGGGCCTGTGACTGCCAACCGTTGAGTTCCAGCATACTGAACTTGCGAAGCGCACCCTCCCAAGAGCAGTAGAACTTGCCCTCTTTCTTGACGTACTCGAAGTTTCTTACATGTGTCTTACTCCAGTGCGCACAGTCGCATGCTTTCGCATACTGATTGCGCAGTGTTGCCAGTTCCTTTCCCACTTTGAACACGAATCTGCACTGGAGGTGTTCATATCCACCCTCGCCGATTTCGTCTCCAATTACGTATCTGTCACACAATTCATCACTGATACGGATTAGTTCATCCATATCGGTCTTTGCTTTAGGGAATGTTCCATCCCACCATTTTGCGTCTGTCATTCAAACACCTGTTGATATTCGGGAGTTGTTTTTCTCCTCCCTTACCCCCTATCGACTCCTAATATTAAAATATATATTTGAAACGATTTCTCAAAAATGCTAGAGATTGCGAAATGTTTTCTCTAGGGGTTGACCGCATCCCCGAATTGCGGTGCCAGGTGTTAAAATGGTGTATTACAAAAGAATTGTAAAGTATGTTCCTGTCAAGGGAAAAAAGAAGAAATCTTATAGAAAGAAGAAGTTTGTCGGCAGAAGGTGGCACTGATGGTAAGAGTCACAGTTTCTGAAACATACGACCTGTCTACCAAGACAGGTAAGATGTCGATGATAGGGATTCACACACCCTCTACGGCCATTCTTCGTAAATCTTACCCTGGTTTGATGGTTAACTCGAAGTTCGTAAAGTTCGTGAAAGCAGATGTCCGTCTCGCGTGCGCGTCTTCTCTCCCCGCTGATCCTCTGCAAATCGGAGTTGAGTCTGGAGATATTGCACCCCAGGACATGTTCAATCCTATCCTCTACAAAGCAGTTTCCAATCAGGCCATGAACACATTTGAAAATCGTATGCACGGTATGGATACTGATAATACCGATATCATTCGCGGTCAGTCCTTGGCCAAGACAGATAAGATTACCACGGCTACGGATGATTACGACATCTACTATTCCCTCCTCGGTAACCGTAAGGGTTGGAAGGTAGCACATCCCCAGCGCGGTCTTACTATGGCCTCTCTCCGTCCTCTTGTGTATGAGAAATACTACAACGTCGGAGATTCTCCTAATAGCACTACGTCTGACTCGTATTATGACATCGGACTCAACGATGCCGGTACGGATTACGGTAAAGAAGTGGGTAACGTTCTCGCCATGCGTGGTAAACCCCACCGTCTCCCCGCTATTCCTACTGCTGTTCTCAACGCTTCTGGTGTCGCTACTTATGAGACTGATTTTGGAATGTATGAGACTTCTGGCGCTCGTGACATGAACGTGTATGTTGGTCTGATCCTCTTGCCTCCTAGTAGACTCATGAAATGGTATTACCGTCTCGTAATTCGTTGGACTATTGATTTTATGGGTATCAGGCCTATCAATGAGGTTCAGAACTTCTCCGCTATGGCATCCAATTCGCCTTACTTCTACGGTTCGGATTACTTCCCCATATCTGCGAAGAAAGAGGATCTACTCGGTATGGTCGATGTCCATGATGCTGAAGCAGAGAAAGTCATGGAGGGAGCATGAATGACGAATGGTGGAACATCCCCCATTGGAAATACACCCCTTGGGGATATTTCACATTCAACAGACCTGCTGACCGTACGCAGTACTACGCCCAAGCCCTCGTCGGGGGTATTATACCTGGTGTGGCTGGCATCCATAATGCTAGGGATAGTATATCGTACATGGATGACTATGTAAGAAATAGAGGTCTCGATTATGATAACATCCTCTACCCTAGCAGAACTGTCGGTTACTCTGGTGTGTCTTCTCTCGGTTCTGGCATAAGAGCACTATCCAAGAACATTACCTCCCTTTACTCCTCGGACCTCCGTAAGAAGAGGAGGAACGGCGATGCTCTTAGAAAGGCTTTCTACGATGGCCGTATGTGGGAACAGTCGTACCGCTGGCATCAGTACAAACCCTAATCGGAGTGCAGCGCCCAGTCTTGCCGGGCGCAGCACTCCCCCCCTTTCCTCCTGTCTTGTAAAATAAAAAGAAAAAGGGCGAACCATAGTGTTACGCGGTAGCGCAAAGGTTCGCCCTGATAACCCCCCTAAGGGGGGCTAGGGGGGTCTTTATGGCGGTACTTCGGGTGCGTCTTCTTCGTAGAACATCAAAAGCACTGTATTACCCCCTCTTCATTGACAGGATGTAACATGTCATCCCCTATCGCATGTACGCG